ATACAATCTCGATGAAGTTCAGGTTAAAGCAATCCTTGATATGAAGCTTTCTCGCTTGGCGCATTTGGAAGTTGAAAAGTTAAAATCTGAAAAGACAAAACTTGAAAATGAGAGAAATTTCATATATAATATAATTAGAAATGAGGAATTATTCAATAATGAACTCATTAAAGGATGGCGTGAAGTTGCTCAGAAATTTGGAGATGAACGCCGCACTCAAATTTTAAATATTTCAAAAGAAGATGAAGAACCTAAAGAAACGAAAGAACTTTTAATAAACCTATCTAATCAAAACAATATATACGTGACGACTGTATCAACACTTTACACGCAGCGCCGTGGTGGTGTAGGAAATAAGTTCAAAATGAATAAAGGAGAATATGTCATATCAACTGCGTCGGGAACGAATCTCGATACAGTTCTTTTATTTTCAAATAAAGGAAACTGTTATCATATTAATCCAAGTGAACTTCATTTTGAAACTGTAATACCAATTGAATCTTTGGTCGAATTAAATGCTGGCGAAGAAATTAAAAATTTAGTCTTCTTAAATAAAACTCGTCAGAAAAATTATATAATATTTCTGACGAAAAATGGAATTTTGAAAAAATCACAATTATCAGAATACAACATAAAAAGAAAAGGTGGCGTTAAAGCATTAAATTTAGACCCAAATGATGAAATTGTATCAATTCTATTTTTAAATAATGAACGTATAGGTATTCTTACAGCACGCGGGCAGTTCATGATGTGTGAAACAAAAGATATACGTGCAATTGGACGTGTAGCTCGTGGAGTAAAAGGTATTACTTTAAATAAAGATGATTATGTAGTTAATGCTCAGGTTATACCTGCTGATACAAAAGAAATTTTAACAGTAAGTGAAAAGGGTTATATTAAAAGGACTTCCATTAAAGAGTTTTGCATAACAAGTCGTGGTACAAAAGGTGGTAAAATTCACAAATTAAATGATAATGATGACCACCTTGTTGGTTTCGCCGCGATTGTAAATCAAGCTGAAACAATTATAGTAGCCTCAAATGCACAAATAAAAATTAATTTAAATGAAGTAAATCTCTTATCAAAAGGTGCTCAAGGTACAAAATCAATTCGACTAACAAATGCAAAAGTAATAGGTTTATTAATCTTATAAAATTGAAAAGTTAAAATTTGACGATTAATAAAAATTTTGATATAATAAATAAGGAAGCTAAGGAAAGCTTCAAAAACTAAAACACATTATAAAATTATTTAAAAAAAGGAGAATTAAAATTATGGCAGTTAAGCTTACAGAGAAGAGTTTTGAAGTACTGAATTATGTTAAGGAAAATGGCGGCAAGGTTTCGATTCCAGAGCTGGCAGATGCACTTGGAAGAGGTGCAAGAAGCATTGGTGCAAACGTAACAGACCTGACAAAGAAGGAACTTGCTGTTAGAGAGAAGGTAGAGGTAGAAGGAGCTGATAAGCCAGTTACTTATGTTGTTCTTACAGACGCAGGTATGGCTTGGATGCCAGAGGCTGAGTAATTAGCTAATAATATGCGGAGGGTGAATAACCCTCCTTTCTTTTTAAAAGTTAAGTAAAAAGAGGTAAATAAATATGTTGAAACAGGCAGATAATGTAGTAAAAATTGAGGGAATTCTTAGCGAAATTGATATCAAACCAGGTACTTTTAAAAAGGACGGAAAAGATATGGACTCCATTGGAGGCCAGATTATTGTAAAGGTTACTCAGAAGATTAGTGGTAAGGAAAAGGAACTGATGATTCCAGTTCATCTTTTCGCTTCTAGAATTACAAATAAGGGTACGCCGAATCCAGCGTACAATTCAATTAAGACAGTTGCTGATGAGTTTGTTTCTATTGCAGCATGTGGTAATGAAGACCAGGCAGATAGAGTTAGAATTACAAAAGCAAATATTAGAATGAATGAATATTACGGACAGGATGGTCGTCTGATTTCTTTCCCAAGAATTAATGCTTCATTTGTTTCAAGGATTAGAAAAGACGAGTGCAAACCTGAAGCTACTTTCTCAACTCAGTTTGCAGTAGCCGCAAAGAAAGAGGAAGAAAATGCACAAGGTGAAGCAACTGGACGTTATATCATAACAGCCCTTCTTCCACAGTATGGTGGAAAGGTTGATGTTATTCCATTTGTAGCAGAAAGCGAAGGAGTTATTAGTGCTATCTCTACATATTGGGAAGTTGGTGATACAGTTAAGGCTAGTGGTAGACTTGATTTTAGCTCAACTACTGAGGTAACTTATGAAGAAGTTGACTTCGGTGAACCAATTGAGAAAGTTAGAACTATTAATAAGAGCGACCTCATTATTACAGGTGGTTCACAGGAACCTCTTGAGGGTGACCTCGCATTTGCAAAGGCTGACCTTGACGCAGCTCTTGCAGAAAGAAAGAATAAGCTTGAAGCACAGAAGGAAAAGGATATGGCGAGGGCGGCACAGAGGATGGCCCCGCCGCAGTCTTCAAAGAATGGATTTACTGACTTCGGATTTTAGGAGGTAATATATGGCAGGTATAGATATTCTTGATATCAAACCTACCGTAATCTCCAGAGATTTGAAAGGTAAATATATTCTTATTTATGGAAAGCCAAAGACAGGTAAAACTACTTTGGCTTCCAAATTTCCTAAAAATCTTCTTATAGCCTTTGAAAAAGGTTATAATGCTATTGATGGAATTAAAGCGGTAGACATCAATACATGGTCTGATTTTAAGCTAGTTCTACGTCAGTTAAAGAAACCAGAAGCTCAAGCGATGTATGATACAATCACAATTGATACCACTACAATTGCTTATGAAATGTGCGAGCAATATGTATGTTCTCAAAATGGAGTACAATCAATTCGCGATATTCCTTGGGGTCAAGGATGGACTTTAACTAAAAAAGAGTTTGAAACTAGTTTAAGACAGATTACAATGCTAGGTTATGGTCTTGTTCTTATTTCTCATATTGAAACAAGAAAAGAAAAGATGGCAGACGATTCTGAAATAGAAATCCTCGCACCATCAATGCCTAAGAGATGTTATGAGGTTGTTAATCAAATTGTAGATATTATTGGCTACATTGCTACTGAGTGGAATGATAATGGTGATAGTGAAAGATGGTTGTATACACGACAAACTCCTACTGTCATGGCTGGAAGTCGATTTCCTTATCTTTCTGCAAAGATTAAACTTGGTTATGATGAACTAGTAAAAGCAATTAATGAAGCAATTGATAAACAACGTGAACTTGATGGAGCTACAGTAGTTGATAAAATTGAAGTAGAAGCTCGTGAAGAACTTGACTTCGAAAAAATTAGAGAAGAAGCTTCTGTTATATGGGGTAATTTGGTTAGCCAAGACCCAGCTAATAGAGATAAAATTCTCAAAAAGGTTGAAATGGTATTTGGAAGGAAAATTAAACTTTCTGAAATCACAGAAGACCAAAAAGATTTATTCTACTTAGTTCTATTAGATATGAGAGATATGATGAAGAAGTAATTAAAAAGGC